TGAAGTAATCGATGACCATCATTAGAATGTTTAGCCATATCACAAAATACAACTGTTTTGGTTGGCATATTAAGACCAACGGCGAATGTTTCAGTTGCAAAAAGTACTTTAATTAACTTTTTTTCATATAGTTGTTCTACAATTTCTTTCAAAATAGGAAGTAAACCAGAATGATGAATACCAATCCCTTTCTTTGCTAATTTCCATACTAGAGTAAATTGTTCCATTTTATATAGATACCCAAATGGAGATTGATTAGAAGGAGAGTCTCTTCCAACAATACTCTTGATATATGCATCAACCTGAGAAGTTTCAAGACTAGTATTGAATACAATATTAATTGATTTAGCAAGTTCAACACATTTTTTCTTATTGAGAACAAAGAACAAAAGTGGAAACATATTTTCCTCATAATTTTCATGATTAAATACTTTAAGCATTTCATTTATTATAGAACTTGGATAAAATCTATTAGTTGATAATTGTTTTAATTGATATTCATTAAATTTTAATATCCTCTGATACATTAGATCATCAAACTTCTTATCATGTGTTGTTGATAGTTGGATTAATTCATTAAATGGGATAGCCTTTTGTTTATCTTTTGGTAATTTTTTGACTAAACCTTGACTCATTGAATAATAAATGTTAAAACTTAATGGTACTACTCTATGTGTTGTTGATATAATTTTTGTTGGTTTATGTTGAACTGATTCAATCCATTTGCCAAACTTTTCAGGTTGATTCAGAGTAGCTGATAACATAATTAATTGAATATGTGTTGGTATATACATAATGGATTGTTCCCATACATTTCCACGATCAGCATCATTAATATAATGTACTTCATCAAAAATAATACATCCAACTTTTGAAAAATCAATATTGATATCAGTTGCAGCAATTGGTTTAATTGTAGTATTTGTTGAATCAACAAAATTTACTGATGTTTTTTGAATTTCTTTTGATAAATATTTCAATAATTGATTAAGTAAAATTTCAGTAGTCATAATTATACAATCTGCTTGAGGGGCATATTTAAGATCACCAGTCAATATACCAATTGAAATTCCATGTTCTGAAAATTTCTCATAAAAATCAGAATATTTCTGATTTGATAAAGATTTAATCGGACTAGTATATATCACTTGTAATCCTCTCTTCTTTACTGTATGATAAATCCCAACTTCCGCCGCTACTGACTTACCAGATCCCGTATGTGCTGTAATCAAGATATTTTCACAGTTCTTACCATATTTTACCGATTTTGTTGATTCGGCTAGATCTGAAACAGATATTGGTGTTGGATCATATTTTTCGATAATTTCAATCGCTGTAATTTGAAATGGATCAAGATTAGAATATTTTGATAAAAATCCTAAATCTTTTTTTAAGTCTGAATCTAAAGAAGTTTCAGATGTTTGAATGGATTCAGACACTATTAAAGTCGCCTGATCTATAGTTTGTTGTCTTGTATTAAGATCATCAATTGTGTTCATTTTCAATACTTTATTTAAATAGAGTATTAAAAAGGTTTTAATATTAAGAAAAAAGATTCAATTTTTTAACAATACAATTGACTTAAGGAATTAGATAAGTCGAATAATATTATATTATTTTATCCATATAATACAATTAGTACACCCGAAAATCACAAAATTTACACCCCCTTTTTAGAAAGATTGTATTTAAATTACAACTTAATATAATCTTTAAATATTTAAACAAATAAATATTGTATCTTATAGATCATAATATATTTATACAATTCTACTATCTGATCTTAAATAATTATAAATTATTAAAAGTGATATAATAAATATCATAAAAATTACTAATATTAAATATTGATTTTTGTTAATCATAAATTAGACGAGAAAATAATACCGGACCTAAAATATTATTTCATCATACAGAATTTTTATTATTGGTTGAAAATGATGTTAAACATCATAATTAGGGGGTGTAAATTTTGTGATTTTCGGGTGTATATTTATTATAAAAATAAAATAACAAATTCCATTCAATTTGCCATTTTATTCTACATAAACTAAATAAAAATTGAAAATAAATTAATCTATTCGGCCTATTTATATCATATTATAATTAAAATTGACCAATTATGCCACGAGCACCTTTTGGTGTGCACAAAGAGAGTAATCGAAATTTTGGACCTGCTGGGCAATTCAATAATGCACGAAAGATTTGTCCGCATTGTAGCTACAGAATCCATGCCTATACGCATCAGAATTTGCCAAATGGTGATAAGATCCTGTACGTGTATTGTGGATGCCATAGGGATCTAATCAGATGTCATGATATTTTCAATGATCCTGCACATGTATTCCATGAGTTTATTGTTAAGGCAGCTGCAGCTGCAGCAGTTAATCAGACTCAGCCACAACATCAGACTCAGCCAGTTACTCAACAACTGGTTAAGCCTAATACTGATTCTGAGTCTGAATCTGAGTCTGAGTCTGAATCTGAGTCTGAGCTTGTTATTGATTCTGAATCCGAGACTGATAACGAAGATCTAGGAACTATTCAGCAACTACCCGTCCAGCAACTACCCGTTCAGCAACTACCCGTTCAGCAACTACCCGTTCAGCAACTACCCGTTCAGCAACTACCCGTTCAGCAACTACCACTTCAGATAATGTGTGCACAGATGGAAAAGGCAAAGGCAACGGCAAAGGCAACAGCAACAGAAAAGGCAAATAGACCAAAGCGACCAAATTTACAACAAGACCAATTAGTACTTGAGCAACAAGACCAGTTAGAACGAAAGAAGCAACGAGATAAGGTAAAGCAACTAGATTTACACCATCTGCAACAGCTGCAACAATTGGAACAAAGTCAAATTAAGGAGCAACATGAGCAATCAATTAATCAGCTAACAAATGTACATGGATTGCAAAAGGAGCAGCTAGAGGAGCAACAACAGTTGTTACTTAATTTGCTATTGGGGGAGCAAGAAATGTCGGCTGATCAACAAGTGTTACTACATCATCGACGAGCACTTTCACATAAGCAACATATAGCTCAATTGTACCAGGAAAGGCAGCAACTATTAGGGAATCAGTTGCTGCAGCGAACACAGCTCAAGCAAAAGCAGAAGCTTGAAAGATGTGAAATGCTACGTCGATTGCCACATGCGCCTCCTCCTCGGCCTCTGTCAATGTCAATGTCTCAATCAATGTCAATGTCTCAATCAATGCCTCCACCTCGGAATGTCTGTACAGTTCAGCGACAAGTTGTTCGGTTGAGCCAACAAGTAGCAGCTCGAGATGATATTTTGAATTTTCATCGAAGTATACGAGTTATTATTCCTAATTAAGTTTGTTTTTGCTTATTTTTGATTTTGATTTAGTTTGTTTTTGATTTAATTCAGTTTGTTTATGATTTTGATGTAATGCTTATCTTTGCTTTGAACCTTTGTATTCTAAACCATCTAACTCTTTAATTTTTTTGTATCCAGCTAATTGATATAAATATCCTGGATCTGATAATCTACTTATATCATCATATGTAGAAACTGGGCCAGTTGTTCTATACTTATGTGCTACGCCGAATGGAACATCCAAAGTATATGATGAATACGCGTTAGCTCTTTTTGAATCATAAGCTGGAATAAAAAATTGATTAATAAATTCAGGTCCTTCATCAGGTTTTAAATTTTGAGATTGTGTTTTCAAAACGTGATCTCTTTTATCTCTGAAAATAGATCTATTCGAAGTAGTAGAAGTATCTTTTGCGGAAGTAGCTGAAGTAGCTGAAGTAGCGGAACCTGTTGATAATGATTTGGTAGAAACAGATTTAGAAACTAATTTTGATACTTTAATGATTGGTGATATTGCATTTTTATTTAATTTTGTATTTGTATTTGTATTTGTTAATAGATCAGAATCGAATCTATTAGATTCTGTAGAATTAACTCTTTTAGACATAACACAATTAGATTCAGTATCTAATTTTGATACAATTTCTTTATATATATCGTCATAACATAATCTTTTATTATTAATGGTATCTCTTTGTGTTTTACCTTTGAAATTAGGATCGCATCGATTAGCGTTCATATTTTGAAGTTTTTTGGTTAATTCTCTAGATTTAACACAATTAGCTTGTAACATTTGTGGATATTTTTTCATTTCCTCAGCAGTAAATTTTTCATTAGATTGCTTATTCATTATTAGATATAATATATATAAGATAAAACAAATAATAATAATATTTTTTAGTTCAAAATTTAAATTCATTATATATTTATGATTAGAAATAATATCTAATGTAGCAAATATTTTAATATACTAAAAGAAATTAACCAATAGAATAAATTAAATCATTAAATACATACTGAAAAATATTTTTGATATCTTTCAAAGACTAATATCAAAAATAAATGTTACTAATAAAAATAGCAAATATATTGCAAAAGAAAAAATATTCGACTTTATATTTGGTAATTTAACTAAAGTATATAAGAATTCATCTATAAAAATATAAATAATTTGTTGCTCATAAAATGATGTTATTATCATTAATAACATCATTATCATCATCATTAAGATAATTATGACATATATGACAAGTATTCATTTTATATTAGATTAAAATTTAGAACTGATACATATTTGATCAAAAAATTTCAATATTTATCTAAGCTTAATTGATACTAAATTAAAGTTAATTGGAATTCTTCGATTCGCTTTGCTCATCTCCATTATCAGTCCGTATTCAATTTAATTATTCAATTTAATTATTCAATTTAATTATTCAATTTAATTATTCTTTAATTAATATATGTCTTATGTCTTACGAATTAAAATATTTAAAATACAAAAATAAATATTTAAAATTAAAAGAATATTTAGGTGGTACTCAAGATGAATCAACTATATTGATAATTCCTGATTCAGTAGAAAATATTGATGAACATCAGTATTCAAAAAAAGGTTTAACAAAACTAACAATTGGTAAATCAGTCAAAACAATTGGTAATGCAGCATTTTCTCGGAATCAATTAACAACACTAATAATTCCTAATTCAGTCAAAACGATTGGTAGATCAGCATTTTCTCAAAATCCATTAACAACACTAACAATTGGTAATTCAGTTGAAACGATTGGTATTGCAGCATTTTCTGGTAATAAATTAACAACACTAACAATTCCTAATTCAGTCAAAATGATTGGTGAATTTGCATTTTCTGAAAATCAATTAACAACACTAATAATTCCTAATTCAGTCAAAACGATCGATTATAAAGCATTTTATCGGAATCAATTAACAACACTAACAATTCCTAATTCAGTCAAAACGATTGGTAAATCAGCATTTTCTTATAATCAATTAACGGAACTAACAATTCCTAATTCAGTTGAAACGATTGGTGGATTAGCATTTTTTGATAATAAATTAACAACACTAATAATTCCTAATTCAGTCAAAACGATTGGTGAATCAGCATTTTCTTATAATCAATTAACGGAACTAACAATTCCTAATTCAGTTGAAACGATTGGCAATGAAGCATTTGAATATAATCAATTAACAAATCTAATAATTCCTGATTCTATTAAAGAAATTAGTAGATCAGCATTTTATCGGAATCAATTAACAACGCTAATAATTGGTAATTCAGTCAAAACGATTGGTAGATCAGCATTTTATCGGAATCAATTAACAACACTAATAATTCCTAATTCAGTCGAAATGATTGGTGAATCAGCATTTTCTCAGAATCAATTAACAACACTAATAATTCCTAATTCAGTCAAAATAATTAATCAAGCGGCATTTTATCGGAATCCATTAACTGAAATAATTACTTATAATAGAGAATTTAATGATCTTGATAAGATACATCTTATAACTGATATTAACAAAGAAAAAATTATAATAGATACTGAAAGTCAAATAGCACCATATACTATAAGGATAAAAGAAAATCTTTATATACCATACATTACTGGTAATGGATTAAGTATAGATATTAAATACACTATCGAAAATGACAAAAGAATTAATAATTTTATTGATCAATTATATACTAATACAGAATTTAAACAGTTAATTGATAATTGCGAAAATATATCTTTATTTGTTACGTTAACAAAAATAATAACCAAATCTAATGGACATACTGAAGAAATACGTGATCCTGCTATTGACGCCGGTGGAGTTACTTCTTTCATTTTTAATAATTTATTTGATGATCTTACAAAAGAATCTAATCCATATTTTAAATCCATTGATAATTATTATATATTAAATGATAGAATATTTGTGGGTAAAACCTCAGAAGAAAAAACTGAATTAAAAAAGAAAATAGAATTTATTGGAAGATTATTTGCATACGCTTTACAATTAGAACAAACAATAGATATCGATTTACATCCATTATTATTATATAAGATGTTATTTGGTATAGATGCTCTGATAGATGAAAATCATATAGATTATTTAATTAAGAATTTTGATTTAGATACAAGTGAATATCCTTTTGGATGTTTTATAGAACCAGTAGCTAAAGCATGTAAATATGATAGTGATAGCGATGATGGTTTAGAGTTAACAGATATTGAAATAATTAAAAAAAATGCAATTGAACTGATTAAGACTAGTGAATCGTATAATAATGAAATATTAAATAGTTTTGTTACTGGTTTTAGAACAAAAATAGTGTTTAATGATAAAAAATATAAATCTATAACATTAGTTTCAGAATTATCAGAATTAATATCTGGTAAAAATAAAATGTGGTCATTTAATGAATTAATGGAAAATTTAGAATTTGATAGTGGAGATACATCATCAACATCATCAAAAGATAATTTTTTTACGATTATAAAAAGTGTAATAACAGATGAACTAATAAAAGAAGGAGAACTAATAAAAGGACAATCAATAACAGAGGCTATGTGTAATCAAATAGAAAATGAAACAATAAAATTATGGATAAGCCTATTTATCCAATTATTAACAAATAGAAAGAAGATACCAGTAGACGAATTCAAAGATAAAAAATTAACAATATCGGTAATTAATTTACCTTCATTAATTGATAGACCATATATTGTTCATACATGTTCTCATACAATGGACATATACGTGAATGATATTAAAAAACTAAAAGAATCATTATTATATAATTATTTATCAATAGATCATATGAAAGTTCAAGTAACTGATCTAGGTTTGGCATAAATATAGCTAAATAGAAATAATTTGATGCATAATAATTATATTTTATGATACATAATACATTATGACAAAATAAAATATTATGTTAAGAAAAGTCTAGGAATTCTTCGATTTGGTAAAAATATAATTTTTTAAATTGTCAATATTTATAAAGATCTATTTTACCGAAAATTTCTTGAGCTGTATATAAATTGGCTTGAAATGTTCGAATTTTCTTGAGCTGTATTATTTTCAACGTATAAAATTAAAGTTAAGTTAAGTTAATTGTATTTAATTAAATTATAACTATTGAATTTATTCTTTAATAAGTATATGTATAATGTCTTACGAATTAAAATATCAAAAATACAAAAATAAATATTTAAAATTAAAAGAATATTTAGGTGGTACTCAAGATCAATCAACTATATTGATAATTCCTGATTCAGTTATAAGGATTGCTGAAAAGGAGTATTGGATAAAAGGTTTAACAGAAGTAAAAATTCCTAATTCAGTTGAAACGATTGATAATCATGCATTTTATGGTAATAAATTAACAACACTAATAATTCCTAATTCAGTCAAAACGATTGGTAATCAAGCATTTTATTCTAATCTATTAACAACACTAACGATTGGTAATTCAGTTGAAACGATTGGTGGATCAGCATTTTATAATAATAAATTAACAACACTAATAATTCCTAATTCAGTCAAAACGATTGATAGCTTAGCATTTTCTAATAATAAATTAACAACACTAAAAATTGGTAATTCAGTTGAAACGATTGGTGGTTCGGCATTTTATGGTAATAAATTAACTGAACTAACAATTCCTAATTCAGTCAAAACGATTGGTGCTGCGGCATTTCCTGATAATAACTTAATAGAATTAACAATTGGTAATTCAGTTGAAACGATTAAAGGCGCAGCATTTTCTAAGAATCAATTAACAATACTAAAAATTCCTGATTCTGTAAAAACGATTGGTCAATGGGCATTTTCTGATAATCCATTAAGAGAAATAATTACTTATAATAGAGATTTTAATACTAAAGATTATATAAAATATATAACTGATATTGACAGAGAAAAAATTATAATAGATACTGAAAGTCAAATACCACCATATACTATAAAAATAATAAACATT